AAGTTCCTTCATAAACTTTAATATTTGTAAAAAATGCTACACCAGTTGATGTCACAGGTACAGTAATGTCCTCAGGAATGGCAAAAGTGTAACTATTTCCACCAAATTGACTTGCTGTAGTTAAAACAATACCTGCTTTAAGAGTTACTGTGACTGCAGTGGTGTTAGAAGCATTTACACTGAAGGATACATCTGCTATTGCTGCTTTTCTAGATCTAGGAACATAACCAATATTGCGTGCTAAAGATACCACATTCTCTCTTAATGTAGCACTGTCAATGAAAACCTCATTGGTTATCATATTAGCATTATATGAAGAAATATATGTGTTATATGCTAGTGTGTCTATGATTGCAGATAGATTAGATCCTTCAAAGTCATAATCAGTGAAATTGGAGTTACTCCTCAAATAATCCTTTATGGACTCTTTGATCTCATCAAAATCTACGTTGCTAAAATTAACTAAAGGCATTTATCTAGAGGGTTCTAATGCAAAGGTGAGTTCTTGTTCTGGTACATCTATACCAATGATAAAGTATTGCACAGTAACATTGAAAGCATTGCCCTCAAAGTCTGGT